ATGACTAAGAAAAAAGCCCACAAACCTGGATCAGCCACCATTGCGCTGAATAAACGCGCCCGTCACGAATACTTTATCGAAGATGAATACGAGGCTGGTCTCGCCCTGCAGGGCTGGGAAGTCAAATCCCTGCGTGCAGGCAAAGCCAACATCGGCGATAGCTATGTCATCCTGAAGGATGGCGAAGCCTTCCTGTTCGGCGCCAACTTTACGCCCATGGCCGTGGCTTCCACCCACTATGTCTGCGACCCGACGCGCACCCGTAAGCTGCTGCTCAACCAGCGCGAACTCGACACGCTGTACGGCCGTATTAACCGCGAAGGTTATACCGTTGTCGCCCTGTCGCTGTACTGGAAGAACGCCTGGTGCAAAGTGAAAATCGGCGTCGCCAAAGGTAAGAAACAGCACGACAAGCGTACCGACCTGAAGGATCGTGAATGGGCGCTGGATAAGGCGCGTATTATGAAGCACGCCGGACGCTAACCCCCTCCCCTGAGGGCCAGCTTTCGCTGGCCCTTACGCTATATCTTTGTTGATGCTGCTTTTTCGTCCACCCTTGCTGAAAGAATCCTGCGTGATGGGGCTGGTAACGACATTCACAAATCTGTTATACTTGACCTACACATTGGGGCTGATTCTGGATTCGACGGGATTTGCGAAACCCAAGGTGCATGCCGAGGGGCGGTTGGCCTCGTAAAAAGCCGCAAAAAATAGTCGCAAACGACGAAAACTACGCTTTAGCAGCTTAATAACCTGCTCTGAGCCCTCTCTCCCTAGCTTCCGCTCTTAAGACGGGGATCAAAGAGAGGTCAAACCCAAAAGAGATCGCGTGGATGCCCTGCCTGGGGTTGAAGCGTTAAATCTAATCAGGCTAGTTTGTTAGTGGCGTGTCTGTCCGCAGCTGGCAAGCGAATGTAAAGACTGACTAAGCATGTAGTGCCGAGGATGTAGGAATTTCGGACGCGGGTTCAACTCCCGCCAGCTCCACCAAATAAAACAAGGGGTTACGTGAAAACGTGGCCCTTTTTTTTTGTGCATTGGCGGCAAAATGGCGACAGACATTTATCAATGCAAAGGACTACCGATATGAAAAAATCTCTTTTGATGCTGTTACTCTTGACCACAGGTAACGCTTTCGCTGACAAGATACCCACCTCTATCGAAAACGTGATTGCAATATTTGACACAAGGACGCATAGCCTTGAAAACGGGGAGTTAACAGTTAGATACGGCAGGCCTGAAGTTACTGAAGAGATGGCCCATTCGTTCCTTGACAGTATTTGTACTGATTTCTTTATGAACAAATGGAAGCCCGAGACGATTAAAAAAATCACGCTTGTGAGTATCACACGCGATCAAGGTTATAAAATCAATGCGGGTGGCGCTGAATGCAAAAACGTGGGTTTTATGAACTCTGATAAAACTAAAGTCTACATCGAAGATGCCACTCAGTTTTGACGTCATGGCCTCATCACTTAAGTTTAGATGGCGCTATTCATACGCATTTGAAGTGGTCTAGAAGTTCATATGCCCCTGCCCCCCTGACGCCGGATGCGGCGGGGCATTATCAATTACACCCGGTGTCATGATGAATCGTACTACGGTTTCATGAGTGATAAAGGTTGCTCCACAATTGATGTTCTGGCACTGACAATAACGCTCTTTTGTCTGGTCCGTTACCCGAAAGCTACTCCGTGTATGCGCCGCATGTCCGCATTTTGGGCAATTCATCATGTCCGTTTCTCCACCGCTGCCTCTGAAGTCGCGTTAATAATACACAATATTAATATTGAGAACCAATTATTCAATATTGAGATCATCAATTTTCACTTCCAGCTCGATGCTGGTCGTAAATCCGCTATCCGGGTTGACCGTGTGCGTTAACGTTGTGATGGTCCATTCCGCATCATCAATGGGCTGTTTAAAGCCGCTGACCTTAACGGGCATTTCTGTATAGAGATCCGCGCGGCCTTCTGCCAGCTGAAGAGAAAATGACGCCACACCGCGCTGCAGCCGCTCCCAGTTCATTTTTGCAGCCCGTTCTGCATTACTGCGGTTCGCATAGGTACGGTTCAGAACCAGCACATTCTCATCCGTTCCGACCAGGTAATCCCCCTGCTTTGCTTCCGGCTCTTTGGGTTTTGTCGTCCTCCGGCGGCGCTTCACCTTTGCCGTTTCTTTCTTTTCCGGTTCCCGGGTATGCAGCCAGTGAGCGATAACACCCGTATATGCTCCCCTGTCAGCCAGGCTAAACCGGTGACTGTCTCCGTCCTTACGGGTAATAGTGATGACCGGCAACGGTTTACCACTTGCTGTTTTCCCCTGCCCCTGCCGGATAAACAGCAGATTACCGTCCTTGACTGAGGCAATCGCGCCATACTGCCGCGCCAGCTTCATTAAAAAGCTGGCGTCGCTTTCGTTGGTCTGGTCCAGGTGATCCAGCGCCATCGCAGCAACATCATTTCCTATAGCAACTTTAAGACTGTGCCGGGCGGCAATGTCTTTCACCACATCGCCCACCGTCGTTTTGTGCCAGGACTTCTCACGCCGGACATTCAGCGTTTCCCTGAAATCAGCACTACGGGCACGGATTGTCAGCCTGTCCGGGCTGCCGCTATGCTCTATTTCGTCAACGGTAAACTTACCTTTTGAGTACAGCGGCTCGCCTTTCCATCCCAGCGCCAGAGAAATCACTGCGCCACGACGCGGCATAATTACCAGGCCGTCGGCGTCGTCCAGCTCCAGATCAAGCTGGTCAGCTTCAAATCCGCGGTTGTCGGTCAGTGTCATACCCAGCAGACGTTTATCCAGCGTCTGCGTGGCATCTTTACCTTCAATCACGATCCGAAAGGCCGGGGTCTTGCTTCCGAGGTTGAGTAAATCAGCCATCTCGCTCACTGCAGCAACCCTCCTACCGTGGATCTGATGTTCCCTACTGCGGCGGCGGCAGAATCCTGCAGACTGCTAAGCTGATCGCTCAGACTGCCGAACATTTCAGACAGGGACTCATCCACCCGTTTAAGCCCCAGGGAAAACTCTATTTTCCTGGCTTCTCCACTGGCGAAAAATTCCGCTTTCGTCTGGTTAAGGCTCTCAATCACATACATGCCGTAGATGGTCCCACCACCCTCGATAAGAGGCCAGGCCTTACCTTGTTCTGCCATCAGCTCCAGCGCCAGCAGCGACAACCGGCCTCCAGTAACTTCCGGCATGAGGACGCCGGAAAGCGTCAGCTGATCGTTATCTGGCCCCAGAAACTGCGTGGTCGGACGGCGATTTACGCGATTGTTGGTAACATGCCGCCAGTTCCTTTGATACTGCAGCTGCTGATAAGGCACCGTGCGCAGCTGAAATACAAACAAGCCCAGGACCATCATCATGAGTCATACCCTCCTTGATCGCTGTAATTGCTGCGGGCCTTCGCCTTCATGCGTCGCTCGCGCTCATCAAGCTGTCGCGCAACTTCCTGCGCAATATCCTGCGCACTCTGCCCCGGCAGCGCCTGGATAATAATTTGTGCCTGGGTTTCAAACTGGAATACAGGCTGGCTGCCTGCTGGCTTATCAGTTACAGGACGGTATGAAGCTGCCGGCAGACTCATGGGATGAAGCGGGGCGGCCTCTGCTGGCATTGCTCCCCCCATCATTCCGGCGACTACGGACGCCAGCGCGGCCGTTCTCCTGCGGCTGGTCACATAGGCCGGACCGTTAATCAGCTCCGGGCCATTCTCGCCAGCAATACCCACCTGCCCACGTGGAATATAACCACCGCTGTCATACATCCCCGCGAAAAATCCTGGGGTCTTTTTCTGCGGTGAGGCGCCCTGCGAATTATCGCCGCCGGTCATCCAGTCCGGGAGATAACTTTTGACCGATGCCAGCTTGCTCTTAAGCGTTTCCCATTTCTCATTGATACCACTCAGGATGCCGTCAATAATCGCCCCGCCCACCGCTTTAAATTTTGCGGGCAGCGCGGTAACATCACTCAGAATTTCATCCCATTTGCTGCTTATGGTCTGCTTAATCACAGCCCAGGCTACTGACACCCCTGACGTGATGGCATCCCACAGTGCTTTAAACTTCGGCCACAGCGTTTCCCAGTTCTGCCAGATATAGATGGCTCCCATCGCAATCAGGCCAACTATCGCCAGAATGGGGTTAGCCATCATCAACCGGCCTAACCAGATGACCGCCTGGCCTGCGCCGCCAATTACTCTTGTGACCAGACCAAACGCAGAAGCAAATTTAAGCTGGAGAATGCCAGCACTTACCCGCACTACCGCCATAGGACCCAAAATGGATGCCAGGGCCAGTGACACCACACCCGCTGCGGTAGCTACCACGGCAAATACGGCCGCAATTTTAAATAGCGCCGCCGTCAGTTGCGGATGACGCTTCACAAAACCATCCAGCGCGGACGCCAGATTACCCAGCCAGTCCGCAATATTTTTCAGCACCGGCGCGACGGTTTCACCGATGCTCGCCATGGCGTTGGTAAAGGAGCCGCCAGCGGCTTCCCATTTGTTGCCCAGGGTATTAAGCGATGCATCGACGCGCTCGCGCAGGGTTGCCTGGTTCTCCAGCTTCGCTACTGTTTCACGATAACCATCAATACCTTTTTGGATCATGATATCCAACGCCTGCAGCGTTTCTGAATCATTGCCAAACAGGTCTTTTTTTGTTGCCATCTGCTTTTCGGGAGTAAGTTTGCTCAGCTTACTTAGCTGGACATACATATTTTCCAGCCCACCAAATCCTCCCTTACCATCAGAAAAATTAAACTTAATGCCGGTCCCTTTTAGATCATCATTAACAGCTTTAATTTTCTTTGCATCCAGGGCAGCCTGGAATATTTTCCGATACGCATTCCCAGCAGACTCCCCGGCCATACTTGCCTGGTCGGCCATAACCAGCAGGGGGGCAAAGGTTTTAGCTGCATCTATCCCTTTTTTATTTAGAATACTCATCGCGCTACTAATTTTTGAAAAACCCTGCAGCATATTCCCGGGGTCTACGCCTGCGTAATAACCACGCTGGATAAGATCCATCAGACTCATCATGTCTTTTTCGGTGGTCTGCGTGGCGTCCTGCAATTTCGCAGCAAACTCTGCTGCCTCCGTCGGCGCCATCTGCAGCTGCACGCCAAGGTAAGCCGCCGACTCACCCAGCCCGCCCAGGATAACCTGCGCTGACATCCCCTGACGGCGTAACATGGTCATCATGTTCTGAAAATCTGCCGTAGTACCGGGCAACCGGTCCCCCAGGGCTATCGCCAGCTTGTTCAGCTTCAGGAACTCAGGCGCCACCTTTCCGCCCGGTCCCATCATGGAGCCTGCCAGCTGGTTAGCGGCGTTCTCTGATTCCGAGTAGGCGCGAATGGGCGCCAGCAAGGTCGCGCCCGTTGTCACCCCGGCAGCCATCATCCCGGCCCCGTTCCCCGCCAGGCTGTTACGCACGTCACGCATCTTGTCAGCTTTAGCCCGGACCGCATTCAGCTTGCGCTGGCGCTCGCCCACGTCCCGCAGGCGCCGCTCCTGCTCTGCCAGCTGCTGGTTATAGCGATCAGTTTCGCGGGTAATGCGGGCTGTTTCACGGGCGCCGCCGCCCGCAGAGATGCCGAGGCGGTACAGCTCCGCCCTGGTTGCCGCCATCTGCCGCGTTTCCTGCCCCTGCTTTTGTTCCAGGCGTGATACGGCGCGCCATTGCGCCTCAAGCGCCTGCGTCTGTTTTTTCGTGGGGGATTCGAGCGCTGCCAGTTCGCGCGTCATCATCTGCGCACGCAGCCGCGCCTGGTCCAGCTCGTTGCTGGTCCGGTTCAGGCTCTGTGAGAGTTGATCAAAAGATTTTAACTGGCTCCCCGCGTCGTTAAGCCGTTTAAGCTGATCACGGGTCTGCCGGATGCCGGAGGCCAGCTCCTTCGAGCCAGCCAGCGCATTTTTTAAAGGGCGGGTGAGTTTATCAACCGCATTCAGAACCACCTGCAGGCGCAGGTTTTTATCACTCATCGCTGGCCCCGCTACGCATTATCGCTCTGTGCCGCCACTCCAGCACTTCCGTCAGCGGCATAACGTCAGTGACGGACGGCGGCCAGTGAAAGATCGTGGCGATATCCGCCACTAGGTCATCTACCGTCAGGCTGTCGGCAAATCGGCAAACGCCGACTTCGGCAACAAAAAAAGGACCACCTCGACAGACATCGCGGCCAGGTCTGCCGGGTCGAGGTCCGCCATTTCCTGCGGGGTCAGCGTTGGCGTGGAGATGCGGGGGATCACGGTCATCATAGAGGCCACGTCCATCTCCATCACCGCCTGCAGTCGCGTACCGCGCAGCGCGCCGGATTGCGGCTTACGCAGCACAATTTCCGTAATCGTGGTATCACCGCGCTTAATCGGGCTATCCAGTTTCACCGTTGCTTCTGTTTTCTCACTCATGCTCTTTTCCTGTTATGGGTTGGCTGGCGCGACCTCGCGCGCCAGGAAAAAATTACAGACCGATGGCGTTACGGTGTTCTTCCATCAGGTCAACACCATCAACAACTTCAATCATGTTGATCGCATCGACCTCATAGAGCACTTCACCGTTAATGGTCAGCTTCGCGTAACAGTTAACACTGCTGACTTTGGTGGAATTGCTCTCGCCGGTTTTCCACTCGCCGGAATCCACCTCTTTGTGGCGCCCACGGACGACCAACTCAACGGCCTGCACTTCGCCGGTGTCGTCGCGCTGAATAGACCCGGTAAAGCGCAGCTGCACGCCGTCCACCGTGGCTTTGCCCATCTGTTTAAACAGAAGCGCCTCCGTACCTCCGATGGTCATTTCCGTATCCAGCGCGCCATCATCCAGCCCCAGATCAATACCGACTGAACCAGGCATGCCGCCGCCGCGGTAGTTTTCCAGCTTGCGGGTGAATTTCGGCAGGGTGACGGATTCAGCAATGCCCATCCAGTTGTTACCGGCGTTAAAAATATTCAGGTGTTTTAACTTGCGTGGTAAGGCCATGGGTCCCCCTTATGCGCTTACGCGGGTGGTGAAATCCACCAGGTAACGGTCAGTGATACGCTGGCGCAGCATCAGGTTTTCCAGTGGCGGCACTGGCGTATAGTCGTAGTCGATCCAGAGTTTCCCGGCTTTCAGCGTGTCTTTGTCATTCACACTGTCATCAATCCAGCAATCACCGCCGATGAGGTAGCCCTGATTTACCAGGCTGCGCATTTTGGCGCGGATACCTTCGATAATGTCGCGAGCCAGCGAAGGGTTAAGCGGCATGTCCACCGCCCACATATGCGCCTCCGCCATGGTGTCTGCCAGTACCTGCGCGGTACGGGTGTAGTTTTCAAACTGGAATAACGGGTCATCGCTGAGGCAGCGGGAGCCCCAGAAGCGGAAACCATCCTTGCGGATCAAGGTGGTGACGTCGTTCTGGTTCAGCAGTCCGGCATCGGTTGCCGGATCCTGCAGATCCCAGAACACATCCGCAGATAAGCCGGTTACGCCGTTTACGCCCACGTTAGACAGGGTTTTGTGCCAGCCGGTCTGCTCGTCGATTTTTGCGCGCAGACCCAGCGCGCGGGCAGTGGCATAAGCAGTCGCATCCGCCTGCAGCACCGTGTCAAAGTTGATGAAATCAGGCCAGATCAGCATCCCTTCTCGCTGACTGAAATTTTCGCGGTAGGCAATCGCTTCTTCCACGGTTTTACAACCGTAGGCAGACAGGTACGCAAAGCCGCGAAGGCTCTGCGCCACACTTAACAGTTCAGTGGAAACAGCCTGCGTGTCATGACCCGGCACACCAAGAATGCGCGGCTTCACACCCAGTTGCGACTGCGCCGAAAGCAGCGCTTTGATGCCCGTTTTCTTACCGTCAGCGGTTACACCGCCGATAATATTGGCGGTGGTTTCCGCTTCGGTTTCGCCCTGGGCAACACGTACCACAACGGTGACGGGTTTTGCCTGGTCTGCGATAGCGTCCAGTGAGCGGGCCAGCGTGCCGGACTCGCCCGCTTTGCCGCTGGCGGTCAGTACATCGGTAATCAGTACCGGCTTATTGAGTGGGAACATGGAGGCATCGGCATCATCGCCGGTGCACACCATGCCCACGATTGCCGTGCTCACCGTCGTGATAGAGCGGGTGCCGTCGTTAACTTCTACAACACGCACGCCGTGATGGTAGTCTTGCGCCATGGAATGAATCTCCTGTTTAGGGGTTCACCCATGGTAGGGAAATCATTCACCGCAAGCCGTTGATGCCCGTTGTACCGTAACTGATACAACCGCAGACAGAAAAAAAGCCCCATTCCGGGGCTGATTTGATCAGCGGTTTGCCAGGCGATTCAGGCAACGCGGCTCCAGCACATCAGCAGGGTGTGGGCCTCCACCACGCTGACTGATTTTCCCTCACCGAGGTTATCGGTTTTGCCGGTGGTCGTGTGTTTGTGGGCAGGTACGCCGACAATATGGCTATGATCGTCCACCTCATCCGTGTAATTTCGGGTGCGACGGCTGTCATTATCCGAACCGACCACGTAATTATCATCCCAGACCTCGCCCGGGGCGAGCATCCCGCCTTTGTGTTTATGCCGCCCGGCGCCCTGGGTGGTCAGCTCCTGTGCGGGTAGTTCGCTGGTTTCGCCACTGACGCTAACCTGCACGGCGGGCAGGTTGGCCCGCTGGAGGGTGACGGTATCGCTGCCGCCGGTGGTGCCCACGTTTGAGCCGTCCGCTTTCGCCACCCTGATCGTCAGATTTTCGCCGGTATACACCCATTGTGACCACGGCCAGCGCTGGTTCGGATCAACATTACGCGCGTAAAATTTCACGGTACCCACGGGGTTTTCATCCTCCCAGGCGGCCCTCACGGCCTTTTCCACCGCCGTTTTTACGGCCGCGGTCATGGCATTTCGCACAGCGGCCGGTGTCGCCGCCAGTTCCACGCTGTCGCTGTCGGTTGCACTGCTGAGCCGGACAAATCCTTTTTTCTCCAGTGTGGCATCAGGATGGTCCCGTGACTGTGCATGCTGGCTGAGCTGCTCATCGGTGTAATCCCTGACTTCGTTACTGACGTTTATCACATCCTCCACCGTCGCCAGCACCATGCCCGAGTCCACAATCAGCTCGACACTGTCCGCACTGTTAACCGCAATCCAGATCCGCAGGATAGTAAAACGCCCGGAGCCTTCTGCCAGTAGTGGTTTATAGGTCTCCGGCACACTGGCCACAGCCAGGCATTCACCGTCATCGTCAAACAGCGCCGCCTCACGAATAGTGAAACCACCCGCTTCCGGCGGAATAATCATCTCGGCGGAGATAATATTTTTTTCGGCATTCTGCACCTTCAGACTGTTGAGCTGTGAACGAAAAACTTCGTTTACCAGTGCTTTCTGGTTCTTGTCCGGCACCGGCACACTGCCGTTACCGTCACCGATGGCCATCGTCGTAAAGCCGACTTTCCCGCCGTCGATAGCCGCTTTTGCCAGGCGCTCCGCACCGGTTTCAGTGATTAAGGAAAGGAATCGCTTTTCCATTCATTGCCCCGTCATTCTATTTCAGGCGCGCTTTCAGGGGTGCCGACCTCTTCAGCCCCGTTAAACTCGTCATGCGTTTTCAGGCTGGCATAACCCTGCTGGAAAAAATTGTCCGCTGAGGACAGGTCCGGCGTAAAACTCCGGGTGATGTAGGTTCCCGGTGACAGTGCGTCATCGTCATTTTTCAGCAGAACATCCAGATACAGCAGGTTTTCATTGCCCCGGATACCGTCAATGGTGGCAAAGGTGAATATCTGGCTGACGCCGGAGACCTCCACCAGAAAACGGCCTTTCAGTGCTCTCGTCATGGGTTTGCTCCTTACAGCGTGGTGTAGCGCCACGATGAATTGATTAACGTCACCGTCCCTTCCGTCGCGATATTGACGCGCGACTGCCTCGGCAGGACCAGATTCAGCGGATAAGTACCCGGCGTGCTGTAGCTGTACAGCACCTGGTCGTTAAATTTCACGGTCACTTTCGAGTTTGCCGCCACAACGAGATCGCCGTGATAGCGCCCCGCGCGGCTGTAGTTGTAGCTCCAGTCGGTGCCGTTCAGCGGCAGAGCCGTACTGCCCAGCTCCGGGTGGGTCGAATCCCGCATGTCCGTGGAGGACTGCGTACCATCCCCGAAGCGAATGCGGTTAAAGTTAAAATCGTTATCCCGCATGGCCCCGACGGTGTACTGTTTCTCCACATAAAACACGTAGTTGGAAATGTTGTCGCGCAGCTTAATCCCCGACACATTGAGCTTGAACTGGTCGCTGTCGGTCAGTACCTCAGCGATATACAGTTTTGACTCGGCTTCATTGCCGTACCCGGCATGTATGTTATTCAGCCAGCCGCCGTTAATTGTCAGCTCCCCGCGGTTAACCGACTTCTCAACCCGGATGGGCGGTCTGCACGGCGCGCCCTGGGTGGCGTTGTTCAGCGACTGCGCCCACAAATACCCCACGACGAGATAAGCCCCGTCCACCGCATTCCCCGCGCGCTGCCCACGATAGTTGAGCTTCGACAGGTCGTTTGTTGCCGTAAACAGCTCGCTGGTATCCCAGCATTCCATGCTCTGAATACTGAGGAACGCGTTGAAGCCAAAGCGGGCAAACGCGCCGGGGTTCTGCGTGTGGACAGTGCCAACCAGCACGCGGGAGTTGCAAATCTCAAACGAGAACAGATCCGGCGTATCGGCGGAATAGGTCGGTGCGCCACAGATGGCATTGACCGAGCCGATATGGACACTCGGGGAGTCGTGAATGCAGATGCGCCCCCGGCCACCGGCCCCGGTCAGCAGCTCCGGGAAATTCATGGTGCCGCAGCTGTCAATCAGCAGGCCGCCGGTATCTTCCGTGTGCGGGACATAATCCTCATAGGCGAGGACCGAAACGTCATACATGTTGCTGAACACGTTACGCCACCGGTTATCCTGCGACCAGACAGACAGGATATGACCGAAGCCGGCACCGGTATTGCTGAGGCAGAAAGTCCGGCCACAGGCATTCGCCGCCAGCTTGGCTTTTCCGAGGTTCTGCATTGAGGGCAGGGTCTGGGTGATATCCGGCCAGTGGGCGCGCACCATGCTCATATCGGATTTGCCGGTGGAGTACAGCAGCGTACCGCCGTAATTCGTACCGTCCACATCCAGTTCAGGGCGGAACACTATCGCCTCCAGCCGCAGAGCATAATCCTCCCGCGTAAAATCCCGGGAGAAGGTCATCTCTGAGTTATCAATATCCAGCAGGAGCAGCGGCTTTCTGGCCTGCACAATGGTAAACCCCGCCCCCGGCGCAAGCGCAAACGTCCCGATGATCCCAAAGCGGGTGCCCTTGTACCCCTTACTGCGCCAGACGTCACTTTCGGAGAACTCACCGCAGCGGATATAGTGCATTTCCGCCAGATAAACGCGGGCATTGGGCGGCGCTTCAATCACCATCTGCGGCCAGCCGGTTCGCGAATGGGCAGCGGCTGCCAGCAGACAGTTTTTAAAAGCAGTGTCCTGCGGCGCATCCGTTTCATCCGTGGTTTTCACACCCGCCCAGCGCATCTGGATATTGCCCTTAAAATGGCGGTACCAGCGACGACCCAGCGCATCGACAATGATGGTGCAGTTATTGTCCGGTGACGTCACATCCCGGTCATTGCGCTCAAACTCACCGTCTCCGCCGTCAAACAGATGCTCCACGCCGTAACACAGAATGCGCGTGGCGTCCCCGTCATACTGGCGGATATAGGTATAGTTACCCTTGCCGATATTGTGAAAACCATCGGCAAAAATCAGGCTCTCGCGCAGGGCCGCATCGGAGGTATAAGCCCAGCGCCCGGCCCCGATGCCGCCGGAGGACTGCGGCGTCGATCCGGCAGGAACCGTTTTTGGAAAATCGCCCGTCCAGACCATCCGGTAGGCGCCCCTGATGATTTCCTCCCGGGGCGAGAGCAACGTGGCGCCATCCGTAAAGGTTTTTACTGCCTCAATTTTCCCGGAAAGATCGAGGTCAATCGCCTCACTCTTTTCCTTCAGGTAGCGGGTGCGGTTCGCCAGCTGTTTAATGGGCCGGTTAGCCACGCCATCCAGTCCGCCGGACACACGCTCGGTACGCCCAATCAGGCTGATATCGTCTTCCCACGATGGTGACTCAAAAATATTTGCCATGTGTTTTACCTGTAATCAAAATTACCATCGTGAAAAATCATGCCGTTATAGAGATGCTCGTCGTCCGGCTCGACATCCTCCGGGTAGATATTGATGATTTCTCCGCTGCCAAATGAGCTGCCGGTCGCAACCACGCCCGCAGCCCTGGACGAAATATTCAGCTGTGCCAGATGACGGCTCAGGGGTTTAGCGTCATTGACCAGCCTGTCCAGTTCATCCAGCATGCGCGACGTCAGTCCAGCCTCATTCACGTCCACCTCAAGCCGGAACGTGCCTGCCGGGTCGGCAATCTCCCACCACTCTTCCAGTGACATGGAGTAGCCCATTTTCTCAGTCACCCGTCGAATGGCGGCCACGGTCCCTTTACGCTGATGAAGCCAGAACGATTCACTGATGACGCTGCGTTTTTCAGCTTCACTCCAGGCCTCATCCCAGCTGTCCACCGAAAACGCCCAGGCCAGATAGGGCAGGAAACTTACCGGGCATTTCCACGGGTTCCACAGGTCACGAAGCGGCACGTTTAGATCGCTGATGCCAGAACATGCCTGCGCCAGCCTGCGCTCCAGTGCTGACGATCCCGGCGGTAAAAGACTGTTATTCATCAGAGCCACCAATTTCTGCTTTAAAGTCGGTGCAAAAAGATGCCTGCGTTTTATCAAGTACCATGTCTGCCGCAGGCTTCATCAGCTCAACCCGCTGCACGCCCTGCACATGCAAAGCGGCGTAAATCGCAGATAACCGCACATCACGTCCCAGACGTCGCTGCTCGTTGATATAGGCGGCCCCCTGCGCTTTTGCCGCCGCCAGAATGGGTTCCTTAGCCGGTCCGGGATAGACATACAGCACGGCGTCGATTTCATAGCGGACAATCTCAGCAGAGCGGACAGTTACCCTGTCCCCCACAGGGCGCACCTCTTCATCATTTAGCGCCGCACCGACCACCTGCAGTAGGTCTTCCGGCGCAGTACCATCGCCGTCGCGGGCCAGAATAGTCACCACGACTTCTGCCGGTGACGGGCTGAACGCTGACGCATCCGCCACCCGCCCATCCGAGCTAAGCGCGTGATATTCATAGGCTCCGACTGGTCCGGCAACGCTCATCCCCTCAAATGCAGCAGGAATGCGCTGGCGATAATCCGCGTCAGATTCCAGCTCGGCCTCAGTCGCGGGCATGGTGGTGTCATCCGCAGGGGTTATCACCCGGCGCTGTACGTTGTTATTGGCGCCCAGGTTGTCCAGATCGTCCCCGCCGGAATACGCCACCATCACCGCCCTTGCCGCTTCATTAATCCGCTGTCGCAACAGCAGCTCCCGATACACGTTTTCCTGTAGCGTTTTTACGATTGGCTCTGACTCAAGCGTTAAGGTACGGGCCACAGCTTCCTGCTCTTCTGCCGGAAAGAGCGCGACAAACTCCGCCTTACGCTCTGTCAGCAGGGCTTCAAAATCCGGCTCATCCACGATCTGCGGCGGCGGCAGCTGGGAAAGGTCAATAACGGCCATTGTCTGCTCCTGTCGATACGGAAAGGGACACGGGCACACCGTCATTACGCTGGCCTGCCAGCTCAATCACCATTGAGCCATCCATGCTGCTGCTGTTAACCGTGATGGTGTCCAGCTGCAGCCGCGGCTCCCAGCGCCGCAGCGCCACATACACCGCCGCCATGATCTGCAGGCGCAGCGCCGGGTTTTGCGGCTGGTCAATGAGCGCTGAAAGCAGGGAACCATACTCCCGGCGCGCAAGCCGGCTCCCTTGCGGGGTCAGCAAAATGTCACGCACCGACTGACGCAGGTGGTCAGTTTCCGTAATGGCTCTGCCGGTATCGCGGCTCATCCCGATATAGAGCGTCAAAATGGATCTCCTGTCGTTCCGCCACTGTCGCCAGGGTGTTTATGCTTATCAGCAACGACGCCGTTTGACGTCATCGCGCCGCCGCCGTGGGTTACATCGCCGTTCAGGATCACATTGCTGTTAATACGGGTGGTGTCAGCCTCGATCACAAACTCACCGGTTTTGCAGGAGACAACCTGCGAAGACTCAATCAGCACGGTTTTCACGCCGCGAATAATCCAGCGCCCGGTGGCGGGGTCGTATTCGAACCAGCCGCCATCCTCGTATGCGGTCACGTCCGCACTTTCAGAGTCTGACGGCGGCGGGCAGGCGTTGGAGTAGATGGCCGGAAGCGCAAAGGCTGTTTCCAGATTGCCGCCCAGGCTGAACAGCACCACCTGCTCCCCTGGAGACGGGCACCACCAGGTGCGTGATTTACCTGCACGGTAGGTCAGCCAGTTAATCCAGTTGGTTTCGAGGTCGCCCGTTTTCACCCGGCACAGCCAGCCGTCCCGGTCCACTTCGGTCACAATGCCGGTGCGGATCAGATTGGTGATAAGGCGCATGATTTCTGTGAGTTGTACGTTCATTTCATAAGATTCTCACATTAGAATGAGTTACAAACTTGTGGTCCTTTGTATGGTCTACAGCACAAAAAGGAAGCCTTATGCTTACTGTTGGAATATATGGGTTCAATATCACCAAAGTGACTCATTTTTCTTTTGGCACTATATTTCCAGTAATTAAATCCGCATCTGAAATAACAAAAATAATGCGAATAAAAACAGAACTACACCTTACGGCCTTTCTAGAATTGGACATTAAGGATAACAATGAGTGCCAAGACATAATATTTCATCTTTCGGCAATATTATCTTTCATAGAACAACGTCCTGTATCTTTTGGATATGCATTAAAAAAACACGAGACCATTGATAATCTTGACAATGATTACCTTAAGGTAATTACTAATACACTCCCTCTTGTTAGCAATGGGATAATGATTAAAGAAGACTATTTCGCTAAAAACTCCAGAAGATATTTTATTGAATCCGCATTAAACAAAATTATCATTGATAAAGACCATCAATTCTCTCTTCTGCTCCATAAAAACACGCAAGTTTTCATTAATCAAACAAATTATATAGATATAAAATACTATCTATTATTTTCGGGTTTAGAGTCTATAGCTCGCCAACGAGAAAATGACCTTACCAGCGGTATAGCCTCTGTACTGTATAAATACCTTAAAAAATTCAATTTTGATATCAAACAACAAGACAATAAAAGACCCTCTCACTCTCTCGATATTTATGCGAGTTTACGCAATGCACTTTTCCATAACGGCACATACCAAACTCCCCCTTTAAAAAGGAATGGTGCGATAAGCACATTTTTACTAAAGGATTATTACTCTATATTCCGACGTCTAAACTGCCTTGTCATTTTGAAAGAGGCCGGATTTGACGATGGAAGAATTAATTGGGATTTTGTGAATTTCAGATATCACTTCAAACACACTAATCAAGTAACCAGTGTAACAACGTATCGCGGGTGACGGTTTCTACCTCATCATTCACACCCAAAAGACGGCGTGCCGGGTACCGGGCCTCCGGGCCGTTGCGACTGACTCGATCACGCAGACCATAATGGTGAACACGGGCGATGCGCTGGACTTTCCCATCAAACTGCACGCTGGCAGAGTCCGCAGTGGCTGCGGTTTTCAGGTATTTAGTGGTGCGCAATTTGGCGAACATCTGGCGCTTGATGCGCCCCTTTTTACTTCTGGCCGTCACCCGGCGCGCCTCAAAGGCGGTGCCGTCTGGATTGCGCTGCAGCCTGATATTTTGCTGTTGCGACCGGCGCAGCTCCTGCGCCAGTTGTCGCATCATACGGTTGCGGGCTGCCGGTTCCAGATTCGCCAGCAGGGCCGCCAGCCAGTCATCCACCCTCTGCAGGTCATCCACGTTTCACCGTCCACATTTCTTCGGGTACGTCGGGTTCCGGCACCGCTTCAACGCTCGATACGGTGCCATCTGTGCTGACAATCACGCGCTCCGTGAACTGCAGATTGAGGCTGAGATCACACAGATCGTTGCTCAGGATATCGACATCAAAGGTAAAAAGTTTTTCGCGCAGTTCCGGGTTGTTGATGGCGTCCGGTTGATTGGTCATTAACCAGAGCAGCACGGGCGCCATCACTAAATTCTGGTTGCCGCTAAAGTCTTCAATCACCACGTTCAGGGTGTAGCGGTATTCCCATGACATTGAACGGGCGCCTGTTGCAACCAGCGAACCGTTATCAACAAAAAGGTGCAGTTTGTCCGGGTTGTCACGGACATACGCCACCGATTTATTCAAGGCGTTGCGTAAGGACTGCGGCTTGTTCACTGTCTCGCTCCTGACACGCTATGATCGTGTCCACTTTGTCGGCACATACTGCCCAGGCGGCCTCAGTCTCATCCAGCACCTGGTTCAGATCCCCATTACTGCGCGGCGCTGACCTGTCCAGGCGGCATTGCGTCACTTTTGGACAACCACTCACGGTAAGCTGCACCTCCGGCGAGGGGTGGGCGGTCCCGCAGCCGGATAACGTCAGCAGGCAAAGGAGTGTCAGCCCAGCGGCGTAAATCCTGGTTTTCACGTTTTAGCTCCTCGATCCGGCGCTGGCGACTCCGCAACAGCGCGGAAGTCTCCTCCGCTGCAGCATAAAGTTGTGTCTGCGCCCGGCTGTTGGTTTCGGTAAGAATGGACAGGCTGATAAGCTGGCTGTTTTTCTTCGCCAGCTCCTGCTTGTTATTTTTAAGCGCCCCAGCCTGCGTCGCGATGGTGTGACCGGCATTGTTGAGCCGCCATGACTGCCAGCCCAGCAACGCCAGCACCAGAGCCAGGATCACCGCCAGCGCGCGCGTCATGCCCCCGCCCCTTTAAGGCACCAGGCAAGCTCACGGGCGCGCCTGTTTTCCAGCCCTTTACTCCTTTGACCATTTACATAAATCCAGCGGGGGAGCTGGTTGCATGCCTGCCACCATTGCTGGCGATTGATGTAAGAAACCATTGTTGACCGGCAGATTGCCCCCGTTCCGACATTAAAGCCGATACTGATCAGGGCATCGTAAACATGCTGAGGTGGCTTAACCTGCAGGCAGGCTTCAATCCTTTTTTCCGTCAGCAACACGTTATTAATCAGCCCCTGCGCGGCCTGTCGCTCCGTTATGGTTTTGCCCGGCACTACCCCGGACGTATTGCCGATCCCGTCAGTCCAGACCCCGGCGCTGCACTGGTATGGCTGCAGGCGGCACCCTTCGAAATCAGCAATCAGTTTCAGCCCCTCGACGGAGGTATGAAGCGACTGAAAGCCCGGCAGCGTGGCGGCAATCGCCAGCACTGCGCCGACCAGGCAACGCTTAACGATTGAAGGACTCATATTCCCCCCTGGATATTCTGCCGTCCCGCAGCAGCTGGTAGGCTTTCCAGCGTAAATAACAGGTCACCGCTGCAGTAATAATCCCCAGCGCAAGACCGGTAATGGTCGATACATCTTTAAGAGACAAATCGCCGAGCCATGCCAGAAGCAGGGCAACGCAGTAAGTTATAAAGGCGCTGATTCGTTCAAGCGTCATAGTTCAGTCCCATAACTGGACAGTCTGCGCAGTGGTTGACGCCGTGATATCCGGCAGCTCCACCTGCAGCCCGTGCGGTAAAAAGGGGCCATATTCAGCCAGCCCCGGATTCGCCTGCAGCACCTGTTCAGTGACTCCCTGCGTGCGCCCGTAATGGCGCCAGCAGAGTGCGTCCACCGTGTCATACTGATGCGCACGCACTTTCATCAAATCAGCTCCACCGTCATATGCGGCATATCGCGCAGGCGGGACTCCGCCCAGCGCACATCGCGCCACAGCTCGCCTAAGGTTGTTTCGATATCTTCGGCTTTCTTGCTTCCGTCGCCGGTTGCGTCAAAATCGCGATAACGCTCAACCAGGTTTGCTTTTGCCCAGCAAAACACCGCACGGCGATACAGCATGAGCCGCTGGCTTTCGCCGTCGATCACATCAGCAGGGACGTCGACCAGGCTCGCATACCCTTGCGCCCGTTGTTTCTCGCGGAACTCATAAAGATCGGCGTTAACTTCAGCAATCGCTGTCAGCAACGCCAGACGCAGGCGCGGATCGGTGACACTCCCATCCATGCGCATATCACGGCGGAACTCTGAAACCCTGACATCAGGCCAGAAACTGGTGTTTTTAATAACGTCCTGGGTACTTTCTCCGGCCTGTTCCGGCGAAACGAATTGCATATTTCTGGCACTCCCAAATAGTTGGGCGGTGGACGGGGTTTTGACGCGGCATAAAGCCTGTCGCCACCCCGTGCCGCCCCGCGCGTTGGCACGATTCGTTAAGCCGACATTGCCTGTCGCAATCGGCTTTCAAGCTTGTTGATTTCGGTTTTGACGCCAGAACTGTTATCCAGCTGCAGGGCGCGCTTCAGATGGTTAAGAGCCGCCACTGCCTGATTGTTATCCCGCAGCGCGTAGCCCATCGCCTTATGAAGTCGAGCGCGGGACTGATCCGGCATATCCTGACCTTCAACGATATCGAGCACCTGGGTAAGAATGGCGGCACTGAATGATTCACCGGCAGAAAAAGCGCGCATTGCCGCGTCGGCAAACTCTTCCGCAACAGCGGTCCCACAGGTCCGGTTGAATCGCTGCGGCAGGACCCAGCCGTGTTTAATGGCATGACGGGCAATGTCCAGCGCGCCGGTATAGTCTCCGGCATCAATGCGCCAGATCATGACGTACATCGCCACGTCGTCCTGGCCTGACGCGTCAGCATCCAGTAAACCGGCAATCCATGAGGCATAAGCGGGAAGAAACTCACGTTTGAGCTGAGCCTTGCGCTCATTTGACTGGACGGTTTTAAGGCGCCTGCGGTGTTCTGTCAGCTGTAACAGCATCTGGTTGTAGCCCGTCAGGCTGGCATTACTGCCGCCCTGCCGGGCGGCATCCTGTGCCTGTACATACTGAGTGTGAGCACGGAACGGATTCATTTATCACGCTCCGGCGCCAGCACCGCCAGCTGCCTGCGCATCAAGCACGCCTTTCACCGCTGCCGTGACGATTTCCTGGATGGTTTCAGTTGTCAGTGCTGGGCTGGCATTGCCACCTGCCTGCACGGGCAACAGTTCGATGTTCTCAACCAGGCAAACGCCGTCGTAATCTTCGACAACATACGCCTCGTTAACGGACTCGAAATTCTCCACGCGGTCACGCTTCGGATTGTCGATGACCGAACGGCGGCGGGAGCCTGATTGCCAGTAAATAGACAGGTTATCCAGGCGGGTGATCAGCATGGCATTCGCCGGGAAGAACGGCGCACGAACGGCCGGGAGGTTGCCGATACGCTTCTGGCTGATGATGAGATCTGCCGCCAGCGCTTCGCTATTTGGCTGGTCACGGTTGACGATCGGGAAATATTTATCCGCCAGTAACTGGCGCCCGACGATAACCACAAGCTCCGTATCTTCCTGATACCACGGCGCGATTTTCTCATTCACCGCGCCCATAACCAGCGCGTCCAGACTCAGGAAATCACCGCCTTTACCGACACGGATAGTCTGAGAAATCACCTCGCCTTCGGACACGATCTTATCCATTACCTGAACAGGTTTCTCCTGGCGGATTTTTTCCAGCCAGCCGATATTCACATCCTGCAGCAGTGGATAGGTCGCGCGGTCTGACGTTTTTTCACGCTTCACGCCGTTGAAGCCGATCATGATGCGGTCAAGCGCCTGGCGGGTAATGATGGCGTCACGGATGCGCGTCTGGAAGTCCTGGAATTTGGCCCATAAATCCAACTTCGCATAGGGCAGCGCCGTATCAGAGTTGGTCTGGGTACACTTGTACCCTTCACCGTCGATGTAAGTCGGATCAACGGGTTCACGGTCTTTCTGGGTGGTATCAGTATTTCCGGCAATACTGGAACCAATACCCAGCCCCAGACGCTCGCCGGACTGCTCATCAACCGGGATAATGTTGATTTTCTGCAGGAACGAGGAAGACTCCTGGATTTTCGTTTCCAGCGTCTGCGCCACTGACGGCTCAGCCGTATATTTCGAGGCGATATCGCTCACAGATACGCCGTTGAGCTTGGCGAGCTGCGTCAGATAACCGTTAAATTTAAAGCGAGTCTCTTTTTTCATTGTGCTTTTGCTCCGTCAGCAATCGGTGGTTTGTTCTGCGCCGTTATTGCCGGTCGCATTAGGGCGGCGTTCGCTGCGGCTGTCCTGAGTGGAAAGCTGCTCACGCAAGGTGGAGAGTGCGCTGGTTGTCTCTTCAACAACCTTTTGCATATCGCTCAGCTTGTTGCTGAAATCGGTTTGATGGGTGCTGACCTGCTCCGCCAGCATCTGATGCTCACGCGCGATGGTTTCAACAGCCTGATTCACATCAGCAAATCGGGCGTTATCATCGGCGCCTTTGCGGGACAGCAGCTCTTTCACGCGCGTAAACAGGCTGGTTTTTTCCGGCACGTCCTCAAACTCGATCAGCGTTTCAACAGCAGCGGTAAACAGGTTGTCTTTGTCCAGCTTGCGGCGCGCCAGGGGGTTATGTTCTGCGCTGGCGCTGAACTGCAGCATTTCAGTGCCGAGGCTTGCCGGATCGTCAGTAATCGCCAGGCCAACCAGATAAGCGGAGCCGGTATCGGCAAAGCTGGTGTTAACTTCCATTGAGGTGAAAAGCTTCTGCCAGTTGCTGGTCATCGTGACCAGATCGTCAGTCGGGGCAATCCAGCCATACAGCGCCATTTTCCCGGATAATGCCCCTTCGGTGATTTCTTCCGCTTCCAGCTTTTCCACCATGCCAAAACGACGGAAAGGCCCATCAGGGGTGAAGCCCTTGATGTGTTCCATATTGATCAGCGCGGTGTATACCTGCGGGTTATAGCTCGCTGCCATCTGGGTGAGCCATTCACGCTCAATAACGCGCCCGTCAGTAGTGGCTCCTTCGACCCCAATACGAAAACGCTTAGATTTTTTTGCCATCAGTCCGGCTCCGGTTAGTTAGTTCGTAACACGTTCAGAGCCTTATGTTTGCGGTGATGGGCGCGTGTAAACAACGCGTTGGGATTGTGCGAACTCGCACACAATGCGAAGCCGGGGAAAGTGCTGATTTGAGGCCGTATGTTTGTGCCATGACAACACTAACCCCCGCAGACCTCGATCCCCGTCGTCAGGCAATGCTGATGTACTTTCAGGGATACCGTGTAGCCCGCATTGCTGAAATGCTGGGCGAGAAAGTTGCAACCGTTCACAGCTGGAAAAAACGCGATAAGTGGGGTGAATATGGCCCACTGGATCAGATGCAGCTCACCACCGCCGCACGTTACTGCCAGCTCGTCATGAAGGAGCAGAAGGAAGGAAAGGATTTTAAAGAAATTGACCTTCTGGCGCGTCAGTCCGAACGACAGGCCAGAATCGGCAAATTTAACAATGGCGGGAATGAAGCAGACCTGAATCCGAACGTGGCGAACCGCAATAAAGGTCCGCGCAAGCCGCCGGAAAAAAACCTGTTTGCCGACGAGCAGATCGAAAAGCTGGAAGAGATTTTCCGCGCCGGTATGTTCGAGTACCAGCGCCACTGGTGGGACGCTGGCATCAAGCACCGTATCCGCAACCTCTTAAAGTCACGCCAGATCGGTGCAACCTACTATTTCGCCCGTGAAGCGTTGATAGACGCGCTCACCACGGGGCGAAATCAAATCTTTCTGTCAGCGAGTAAAGCGCAGGCGCACGTTTTTAAACAGTACATCATCGACTTCGCAAAAGAGGTGGACGTTGAACTGAAAGGCGATCCGATGGTGCTGCCTAACGGCGCGTGTCTTTACTTCCTCGGTACAAATGCCCGTACCGCGCAGAGCTATCACGGCAATCTGTATCTTGATGAGTATTTCTGGATACCGAAATTCCAGGAGCTGCGCAAGGTGGCCTCCGGTATGGCGCTGCACAAAAAATGGCGTCAGACCTATTTCTCAACACCTTCCAGCCTGACGCACAGCGCCTACCCGTTCTGG